GCCGGTACCAGAGGCCGAAAAAGCTTTGCTCAATAAAGTTCGTCTATACTCTACTCGAGTTCCTATTAAATCGGAATTTTTAGTAAACCCTGCATCTTCTAGTATGTCGATTAAAATAGTTTCATTACTACTTTGGCCTCCTATAAGAGAAGGTAAATTTGCGGTTGTTAAAGTGGGGCGAGCCTGAGCACCCGTAGCCGAGGTACTAAGCCCCTCCATTTGGATAGGAAATGCTGAGTACTCATTTAAAGTTGCATTAACTCCGGCTCTAGGAGGGAACCATATAGAGTCTGTACCTGCATCTAAACCATTAAATAAATGTACAGTTGTAGCAGTTTGGCCCTCATATGCGGGCAGTGTAATATCAAAAAGCTCGATAATTGCATCATCTATTTCTTGTAGTTGTACTGTATCTATTAAGTCTGTCATATTTAAGGCTCGTATACCCGTCTAAATGTTGTTTGTAGGGAATGAATTTCAGTATGAATATATACTAAGTTATAGCTATCAGCAACAACTTTTATTACCTCATCAGCATTGTGATTTGTAATAGTAAATTCAAAAGCTTTTCCCGCATAATTATCTAAAAATCTTGCTACTTTATTTATTTCTTCTCTTGTACGATTATTTAAAGTTATGGAAAATTGTTCGTTTTTTGTATTTATACCGTCTAAAACTCTCTGCTCATATCCATCGCCAAATTTAGAGGTTAGTACTCTATGAGTACTCTGTCTAGACATACCGCGGTCTACAGTTATATTTTCTCCTGAAGCTCCCGCCGGAACCCCACTAGATATTCCATTTTGAGGTATTTTAAAAGAATATACTGCCATTAGGCTACTCCATACGGATTAAGTATTCCGCCCGAACGTTTTTGATTTTGAAGCTCTTTCTGTACGGCTTCTGCAATTGCATTACCAAGATTCATACCGCTTTGGTCTCCTTGTGTATTTTGCTGTGCATTACCGTTAGAGTCTACGTTTACGTTTACAACTACGTTATTTGACTGGCCCATCCCTTTACCCATTTCTACAGGGATAGACTTGCCATTTGGAAGAGGTACTACCGCCTCTGTTCCATGAAGAATTACAGGGTATCCTGCTTGACGTCCTTTAGCGATGCCTCCGGTTGCGTATCCGGGGACTTTTTCAACTATCCCTCCCGTACGCTGTCCAGGCACAGAGCCTGGAGTGGGCAGGTTAAATTGGGGGTTTATATTAGGCGTCATTTGAAGTGCGTTTGCCTTCGCAGACCCCGCAGAGACACTTCCAAAGCCGCTTATTGCCATCTCAAGAAGCTTTACTACTATTAATTTTGCTATAACTTGGGAGAGTGCTTGAAGAATATTGGTTGCCATATTTTTAAAAGCATCTTTTACACTTAGAGTTCCTTGAATAATTCCATCAAATGCTGAAATAAAAGAAGATTCAAAGCTACTAGACACAGCATCTCCTAATTTTCCCATATCGCTAATGCTTCGTTTCTCTTCGTTAATTTTTGCCTGAAGCTCAGATAACTCTAGCTTTTTACGAGCGATTTCGTCCATAACTACTTGTGGGTCTCCAGTAGCTTCTTTGTTTGTTATATTTCGAAGTTTAAGATTTAAAGTATCTAGCTCTAGCTGCAGAGACTTTTCTTGCGTTATGAGCCTTTCTACACCTAGTCGCTCATTGATTGCTTTTTGTAACTCTGGGGAAAGTTTACGGTTCTTGGTTTCTTCAATATTTTGATTAGAAATTTCTGTCTGAATATCGCGCTGTCTTTGTAACAAGACCTCTACTTCATTGAGAGCATTTTTTACACTATACCCTAAACTATCTGAGGCTCTTGCGATACCATCGATCGATTCTCCTGCCTTAGTTGAGGAAACGGTGAGGTCCTCAGCGGCGGTATTTACTTCCATGTACGCTTGTCGTAGGGCGTATATGTCGGTGCCCCCTCTTTGTATAGTTTGTCTTGTAGACGATATGGCCTCATTTAAATTCGAAATACCAGCGTTTGCTTCTTTTGCCGTACTCACTGTAAATCGTAAATTCTGATCTAGTTCGCCATAGGAGTCTCCCGACTCTGACACTACTTTTGCAAGTTGTGGAAATACTTTTCTTTGATCCAAAATCGCCTGTTTTAATTCATCAAATGCGCTTTTTCTCTGTTCTGGATCCCCAATTTTTCTAATTTGGTCTAACTTACCTTCTATACCTGCGGTAGAAGTTGCATTTAATCTAATCATAGAAGCTTGAAACTCATTACCCGCTTCTGCTGCAGTTGCGATACTTTTTGCTGTCCCTGCAAAGTCAGAAGAAAAGCTCTTCATAGAATCTCTGAACTCGTCTAAAGCTTCCTTGGAAGCCTCTGCCGCTTTTCCAGTTTCTTGCACATTATACAGAAAGACTCCTAAACCTGTATTTAGTAAGTCTTCTTTTGTAGTTAATGCGGCAGCTTTTCCAAAGTTTTCAACTCCTTCTCTTGCAGCATCAATTCCTGCTTTTACCCTATCTAAGCCTGCAAACTCGGCTAGACTACTGTACGCACTCAAAACTTTCACTATTAAATTAGCTATAGCTCCTTTTACAGCATTAAATACCCTTTCCGCAATATTTATAACTTTTAAAGATACATCAAAAATATTATTCTTTAAAGCCATAAAAGCTTCTATTACCATTACTACTATTCCTACTATACCGGCAAATCGAAGTGCTGTATTCATAACCTTTCCAGCAGTAGTGGCTACTTTTGCTGCCCCCATAAATGCAGAGGAAAGTGACATTTTCATTTGTTGAGCTTTTAATTGTACCGAAGCCTTTAATTTTTGAAAGTGTAAGCTTATTTTAGTTGTTGAAGTTTTGGAAGTAGTTTCCATTCGCTTAAAACTGCTCCCAAAACTTCGAACAATTTCTATATCTGCATTTTTAAATATTCCTGTCTTTATTTTTCCATGCTTTTTATACTGGGCTTCTGCTGATTTTAAAGCTTTAGTAAGATTAGCTTTATCTTGACCTGTTAGCTTCTCTCCAAGGGATGCTTTCTTTAGGATTTTAGATTCCGATCCTCCATCAACTAAAGTAGTTGCGCTTTTTTGCATAGACTTGCCTGCACTCTTGTTTAGGCTTTCCATTTCTCGAGCATTTCTCTTTAAAGCTTCGGTATACGCGTTTACTTTTTCCTCTGCAGCCTCAAGAGCAGCCTTTTGCCCCTTTTTAAAATCATCTACTTTTTTATTTATAGTGTCAAAGGGAATGGCTGCTTTAAGTATAGAGATGCCTAAAGCGCCAAAAACGGCTATAGCAGCATACGCCGACTTATTTACAATAGTTGCAAATAGCTCAAATACGGGTAAAAGAAATTGAGTAGCACTCTTAACAATATCATTAAAAGTTACTGCGAGCTGTTGAAAGGGGTTAACTGCTGCGTCAACGTTGCCAAACTGTTCGTTTAACTGTCTTTGAGTTTCTACAAGAACTGCTTGACTTCTTTGATAAGGGGTTAGTGCTTTAACATTTTTTCCTATTGCAGCTGCATAGTCTGTGGTGGCTTTTTCAAGTCTTAAAGTAATACCTAATTCGTCTAGTAATTCTGGCTCTGCTTTTGAGGTACCTCTAATTAATCTATCAAAAGCATCTTCAAAATCTCTTCCTAAAGCGGCTGAAGCTTTTCTAGCTCCAACTGCTAGCTCTTCTAGCTGCTTAGGGGAGAAGCCTTTAGCTACACCGATTGCTGCAGCACTTGCAGCATCTCTAAAATTAAGCATTCCTCCGCTGGCTTCCCTTAAAGATTTAGTTATTCCCTGTAACCCTACTCCGGTACTCGCGGCATAAGATTTTTGCGCCTCAATAAGGATAGACACATCGGCAGCGCGCTTAAAAAAGTTAAAAGCTGCAGAAATTGCAAAGATATTAGCAGCAAGAGTGGCGTATGCAGGTACAAGTCCCCCTGTAATACCTTGGGACATTTTGGAAAAGTTTTTAGAAGCGTTTGCAGAAGCTTGTGCCGCACCTTTTAAATTTCGATCAGTACTACGAGCAGACCTAGCAGTTTTATCTAAGCCCTCGGCAGCTTGCTTAGCTCCGAGACCTACTTTTTTAGTAGTACCTTTATCGTCTACTTTTACATCGATTTCAATTTTATTCTTTGCCATTAGCCACGCACATTATGGGTATAGTTTTTACCACCCCCTGCAGACTTAGATTTTCTCTCTTCTGCCTTTCGTTTCTTTTCGGACTGCTCTGCTTTGTGGTTTACTACAAGAAGCTCATACATTTTCATAAAAAAGAAAACTACTTTTCTGTCTTGTATAGAATACAGGTCAAAAATATATTCTAATCCCTCCCACTCTTTACCCATATAAGTTCCCGACATGCCTTCCCATTTATCTGAAAGAAGCGAGAACACAAAAAATGCCACTTGGACTTCTTCTGGGAACACAGAAGAGTCCAGCGGCATTTTGGCAGGATCGGGCTCTTGGCCTAGCTGTTCACATATAAGTAGATATTTATCTACGTCTATTTGAGAAGATTCTTGTATGTACCTTTCAAGTAGCTTTTGTATCTCAACTACTTGCTGTCCGTAAAATTTTCGAGTTCACCTACGGTTTCAGTAACCCATGAATCAAATACAGTAGAGTTCTTCATCAACATCTCTGCATTATCAGGGGTATAAATCATCTCATCATCAGGGTCAAGGCTTGAAACATCTACCAAAAGAAGCTCTTCTAGGTAACGATATTTAAGTCCTGACCACCCTTTGATTACTGCGGAACAATACTCTACTAAAAACTTTTCCTCATTAAGTATCTCTTCAGGTTGTCGAGTTTTTTTATCAAACTTACTAGTTACACATTTTTTTCGTAACTTTAACAATTCTTCTCTTGCCAAGTAGCATAGATCAACTGTAGTACCAGAGTACCCAGGAAAGTCAATTGTTACGGTTTTACTTGGAATCATTAGACTCGCTAAAGAAACAGGTGAATCACTCATTTTTTATCCTTTTAAAGCTGTTATGAAATTAATAGAGATATTATATCGAACACTAGGAGAAATGTCAAGAAATATTTTTTAGTACCTTAACGAAAAAACCCGCCGAAGCGGGTTAGTAGCAAATAGTGAGTACTATATTAAGCAGGAGTAGGTCCGTAGTAGGTAATTGCTACCTCGTCTGTATCTCCAATCGATTCGCCTAGTCCGTGGAAACTAGTTTCTAGTGAGATAACATCTTCAATAGCGTGCGAGGGGATCTCAATATGTGCTTTATCTAGATGAAACTGTACTGCGGGGACAGAGTTATCTGTGGTGGAACCTCCCACTTTAAAAATAAGATCAAATTTGTTTACTACCTGCTCCAACGAAGCACTGGTTGTCAAATCATTAAAGAAGTCTGTTGATGTTCCATTATTTCCTCCTGTGTCCTCATAAGCAAGATAACAAGTAAAACTCCCTGAAACTGAACGTGCACCCGTAATATTTTCAATAGGCTTATTTACAAGACCTAGCTCTTCTGGTACAAGATACGTTAGATTATTTGTA